TTAGCAGAAAATAGAAATAATGTAAAAGAAGATCAAGAAAGTGATCATCAATTTTACGCTAACCAAGAAGGAGAAGAAGTTATTATGCAAATAGCTAAAACTGCTATAAATCTTATGGATGAACAACCAGGAACATCTGCTCATATTGCCTTACAGTCAGTATTAGAGGATTACATCGAAGAAAACGGTTTATAATAAACTCATAAATGAATCTTATAGATAGAGTTATACTAGAATGGTCCTATAAGACCAAAAAAGGATTTCCTGACATTAACAATCAAGAGGATATGGCTTTGTTTGAATCTATGTTTGGTTTTGATCTTAATGAGCTCACAGTCTCTCCTAAGTACCAAAGTAAAGGAGTATTTAATCCATTTTATAATATAGACTCTGAGTTAGATGCAAGGGTTAGGAAACTACTAAACGATAAAAACATTGCATTTGACAACCTTATATATAAAGCAGTTGCAGATACAGCTAAAGAACCTATATTAGCATTAAGAGGATCAGCTAAGTTTGAACTATTTAAAGACTTAGAAACATCAATAGGTCAATTTATTATTATACCTAAATCTAAAGTAGTATCACACTACGGACAAAAGACTAGAAAAGACACAACAGCATCTTCTAACGTCAATGAATTTCTATCTCTATACTTCTTAAAACACCCTTTATTTACAGATGTCGAAGAAATACTAGATAAGCAAGGTGGTACCGGAGTACTAACAGGAGAAGGAGATGAGATAAGTTATTCTCAATTGATAGAGTTAATACAAAAAGACGAAACCCCTGAAAGAGACATAAAGATAGGATATAACAACTCAGTTGCATTAAAGAGTGATTTAAAGGATGTAAGTATTAATAACTTGTATTGGACTCCTAGAGGTAAACCTGCAAATATAAATTCAAAAAATCCATCTGATATTATAATAGAATTAAGCAATGGAGAGTACATAGGTTATTCAAATAAAATAGCTAGCGGAGAAGATAAGACTCCTAAGTTCAATACTAATATTGTAGCTTTTTTTGATAAACTAGACGGAAGTATTACAGAAGAAATAAAGAAACTTATTAATAGCTCCTGGAATAAAGTATCTAATTCAATTACAAAACCTAACGCAAAATCTGCTATTAATACTTTTGATATTTCAAAAGAAAGCTTTTCAGAAACTACAAGTAGAGATGCATTCGCAGATTTAGCAGTAGAGTTTCAAAAAGACAATTTAGAGTTTTACGGTAAAGATTTTTATCACCCATTTAGAAACAATATAATAGGTGGGTTAAACAAAATGCTATCTAATCCTCAAACTCTAAAGTACTTTTTAAATTCTATAGCAGCTTATACATACGGAACAGTAGTAGAAGGAGAAACACCTTGTCCTTATAAATTACTAATAGGACAAGAATCCGGGTCAAAAATAAAAGATGTATCCGAAAACAAAATATTGAGAAGTGTAGTTACAGTAGATTCTAGTAGCGATATAAAAGATATTTCAAACAATTACGACGGTAGTTCACAATCGTTTACTGTTAAATTTAAAATAAAAACATCAGGAGAATTAAAAGATGTTATAATACCTGTTACAGTACGCACAAGATCAGCAGGAGGTTGGAGCGGCAAATCACTGTTTATTACTTCTTCGGGAGTTAAAATAAGTTAGTTATGGCAAAAGACATAAAAAAGATTATAGCGCAGGAGTATATCAAGTGTGCTAAAGATCCAGAGTACTTCATGAGGAAATACTGCTATATACAGCATCCTACTAGAGGTCGAATACTATTTAACCTTTACCCTTTTCAAGGTAAGGTGTTACATTTATTTAGAGATAATCAATTTCTTATTACTTTAAAATCTAGACAGCTAGGTATATCAACTCTAGCTGCAGGTTACTCATTATGGTTAATGTTGTTTCATAAAGATAAGAACGTATTAGCTTTAGCAACAACTCAAGCAACTGCACGTAACTTAGTTTCTAAAACTATGTTTATGTACGACCAGCTTCCAAAGTGGTTAAAACTACCAGCAGTTGAAAAAAATAAATTATCTTTAAGGTTAAAAAATGGATCTAAAATTACAGCTAAGTCTTCTAACGCCGATGCAGCAAGATCGGAGGCAGTATCACTACTCCTTATCGATGAAGCAGCCTTTATTGATAACATTGAAGAAACGTTTACAGCTGCACAACAAACCTTAGCAACCGGAGGGCAATGTATGGCATTGTCAACTCCTAACGGTATCGGGAACTGGTTCCACCAAACGTGGGAAAAAGCTGAATCTGGGGAGAATTCATTCCTACCTATAAAACTACCCTGGACAGTACATCCGGAAAGAAATAAAGACTGGAGAGAGCAACAAGATAGAGACTTAGGACCAAGGATGGCAGGTCAAGAATGTGATTGTGATTTCCTAGCATCTGGAGATACAGTGTTTGAACCAGATGATATGATGTTCTATGAGCAAACATATATTAAAGATCCACTAGAAAAAAGAGGAGTTGACGGTAACTTATGGATATGGGAAGGAGTAGACTATACTAAATCATACATGGTTGTAGCAGACGTTGCTAGAGGAGATTCAGCAGATTATTCTGCATTTCACATCTTTGATATAGAAAACTGCGTACAGGTAGGGGAATATAAAGGAAAGTTATCACCTAAAGATTACGGTAACGTACTGGTAGGGATAGCATCAGAATACAACGACGCACTTTTAGTAGTAGAAAACGCAAACATTGGTTGGGCTACCATCGAACAAATTCTAGAGAGACAGTATAAAAACTTATACTACAGTTCAACATCCCAAATGGAAACAGTAGAGTCTTATATGTCGAAGTACGAAAGAGATAAACTAGTACCAGGCTTTACTATGTCAGTAAGAACTAGACCTCTAGTAATAGCAAAGATAATAGAGTACATAAGAGAAAAAGGTGTTACCCTACAGTCTAAGCGTTTGCTAGGTGAGATGAGAGTATTCGTATGGAAGAATGGAAAACCTCAAGCACAGATTAACTATAACGATGATTTAATAATATCATGTGCAACAGCATTATATGTTAGAGATACAGCATTAAGGTTAAGACAGCAGGGTATGGACTTAGCTAGAGCACAGTTATCATCTTTTACTAACCTCAATGCCAAAAACAAAGCTGTAATGAAATCAGTTGGAAACCAGCAAAATAATCCGTATATTGTAGATAATGGGTATGGACAAGAAGATATATCTTGGTTGCTATAAACATGCTATTTATAATATATATTAAACAAAACTGATCATTAATGGCCGATAAATCATTATTTACTAGACTACAGAGATTATTCTCTTCTGATGTTATAATCAGAAATATAGGAGGAACAGAGCTTAAAGTAGCGGATGTTAACCGAATTCAGACTACAGGAAACTACGAAACTAATTCACTAGTAGATAGATTCACCAGACTACACTCATACGGTAACGCAAATATTTTTAATCCAAATATTAACTACCAAACAATGAGAATACAGTTGTATTCGGATTATGAAGCAATGGATACCGATCCAATTATAGCATCAGCTCTAGACATTTTATCAGATGAAGCTACATTAAAAAACGATCAAGGTGAAGTATTAGGTATTAAATCCTCAGATGAAAATATTCAAAGAGTACTTTATAATTTATTCTACGATGTACTAAATATAGAATTTAACCTATGGTCATGGACACGTAATATGTGTAAATACGGAGACTTCTTTTTAAAATTAGAGATTGCAGAGAAGTTTGGAGTGTATAATGTACTACCTTATACAGTTTACAATATGAGTAGAAACGAAGGACTTGACCCAGAAAATCCTGCTAAAGTCTCTTTCGCTATTGACCCAGACGGTTTAGCAAGCAGCCAAGATCCAAGCACATTATATCAGAAAAAAAACTCAAAAGTAGTACATTTAGATAACTACGAAGTAGCTCATTTTAGATTAATATCTGATACAAACTACTTACCATACGGTAGATCTTTTATCGAACCAGCTAGAAAAATATACAAGCAGTTGACGCTAATGGAAGACGCTATGCTGATACACCGTATAATGAGAGCACCAGAGAAAAGAACATTTTTCGTTAATGTCGGTTCAATACCACCAGCAGAAGTTGATCAGTTTATGCAAAAAACTATTAACACTATGAAGAAGACTCCTTATATTGATCAAAAAACAGGTCAATATAACTTGAAGTTCAACATGCAGAATATGATGGAGGATTTTTACATACCTGTAAGAGGTGGAGATGCTTCTACAAGAATAGAAACAACTAAAGGCTTAGAGTACGACGGCACTAATGACATACAGTACCTACAATCTAAAATGTTTGCAGCTCTAAAGATTCCTAAAGCATATTTCGGATATGAAGGAGACTTACAAGGTAAAGCTACTTTAGCAGCAGAGGATATTAGATTTGCTAGAACAGTAGAAAGGATACAGAAAATACTAGAATCAGAGTTAACTAAAATAGCTCTAGTACATCTATATACTCAAGGATTTACAGGTGAAAACCTTACTAACTTTGAAATAAAGTTAACTAATCCGTCTATCATATTTGAACAAGAAAAAGTTGCTCTTATGAAAGAGAAGATAGATTTAGCTAATCAAATGAAAGATTCTAAATTATTTGCCACAGACTATATATACGACAATATATTTAATCTCTCTGAAGATCAATATATGGAGATGAGAGAGTTAGTAAGAGAGGATGCTAAAAGAGTATTCAGATTAGCACAACTTGAAGCAGAAGGTAATGATCCAGCTAGCTCAGGTAGATCATACGGTACACCTCACGATTTAGCATCTATGTACGGTAGAAGAGCAACCGCTACTGAAAAGACATCTAATGTACCATCAGGATATAACGAAGTAGGCCCTGAAGGTGGAAGACCGAGAGAAAAGATGTCTGTATACGGTACAAATGCTGATCCATTAGGAGGTAGAGACAGACTAGGAGTGCAGGGCATGCAAGGAGGATTTCCATCAGACAACGAAAATATAATGGAAATTGATAATACCAAAGCACAAACAGTATTTCATCAAATTAAAGACTCTTTTCAGAAAGAAATGATATATGAAAAGAAAGATAAGAACGAGTCTACTTTATTAGACGAAAATCAACTTAAGGATTTAGATAACTAGACCATATTTATATATAGCAACCGTATATTATGAAAATAAAACATTCAAAGTTTAGAAATACAGGTTTGATTTACGAACTGCTTGTAAAACAAATTGCAGCAGATACGTTATCTAAACATAACTCACCGGCTTTAGAAATCTTAAAAGAATTCTTTACCGGTAACAGTATGATTGGAAAGGAATTAAAACTATACGAGTATATACT